CCGCCTGTGGGAGCGTCCGGTGCCGCATCAACCAGCCCGTCGTCATCGGCCGGGGCCTCGACGGGCTTCTTCGGCCTCTGCGCTGGCGCAACCGCCTTCCCGGGCCGGCTGACCGCCGAGCCGCCTTCGTCTCCCTGCCCTTCCAGCTCCTTCGGCTTCAGCGGCAGGTTGGCCGCCGCCCGCAGCGCGTCTTCCAGCGCGTCATCCATCACCATCCCGGCCCCGGTCATGGCCGTCAGGAAGGCGCCGAGCACCTGCAGGTTCGCCTTGTCGAGGTCGCCCGGCACCGCCTTCGGCATGGTGTCGCGCGGCAGGCCGTTGACCGCCCAGAGCCTGGGAATCACCACCCTGTTCACCGGGGCCGCGATGCCGCGCAGGTAGCTCATCACCGCTTCACGCAGCAGGTGCGTCTTGTCGGTGGAGAGGTTCAGGGCGCCTTTGTTGTTGTGGCCGAGGAGGATGAAGTCCGCCAGCGCAACCGACGCCATCTCCTGCTTCTTGCGCCCGATGATGGGGGAGAAGTCGCCGCTGCGGCGGCCGTCCGCCACGGTGTAACCGACCTTGTAGGCATCGACCTTCTTGCCTTCCTTGTCGATGATCGTCGGCAGGAGGATGAAGCCGGCGCGGTCATCCGCCATCTCCTTGGCAAGCTGCTCCCAAACAGCCCGCTTCGTCTGGTCGTTGTAGTCGCCGACCGGGATTTCCAGCGTCACGATGCCGCCGGCCCGAACGGCAACGGAGGCCTCGGCGTTCTCGAACATCCGCAGCGCCGTGTAGGGCCGCACCGCAGGCTCCAGGATCGATTTCCCTTCCGGGTTGCCGCGGTTCGGGGTGGTGCGGATCAGCACCAGGCGCTCTATGGGGATCGGCACCTCCCGGCCCCGCACCGGGTCGAGCTGGTACAGCCCCAGCAGATCGTCGGATTCCTGATCGAACCACCACCGCGCCACGGTGTCCTGGGAGCGCAGCGCGATCTTCCGCAGCCCGATCTTGCCGTCCTTATACTGGCTGCCGGCCAGCGGGTCGGCGCCCTTCGGTGTCCCGGTGCGCTTCCGATACACCATCTCAAACGGCGCGAAGCCGTAGGGGAACATCGTCACGGAGTCCGCAACGAAGTCCTCCCAGGTGTGCTCCATGTCCTCGAACAGCACCCCTTCCACGAAGTCCCGAGCCTCGCGGTGCGCCGGTGTGTCGCCGCTCGCCTCGATGCGCCAGGACACCGACCGGAACAGTGCCGTCAGCGCGAACAGCATCGCCGCGATGGTCGGGTCCTTGGTCATCTCCCGGTACTTCCGGATGGCCTGGAGACCACGGAGCTGCGGGTCCTCATCATCGTAGATGTAGCCGCCCCAGTGGCGAAGCCCGCCACGGCCAACCTCGGTCAGCAGGCTCTGGCCGGATGCGCTCCCCGCGTTCGAGCCCGCGGCCTTGGTGATCTGGTCATCGGACATCGGCAGGCTCTATCTGGTGCAGGTGGGTGGGTTACGACAGCAGGCCGGCGCCACGGCCGCCGAACACGGGCGTGACGGAGGGCATCATGAATTCCTCGATCGGTTCCGGCGCATAGGTCAGCACCAGCGCTTCCGCGAAGTCGGGCGACGGGATGCCGCGCCGGGCCAGGGATAGCTTGGACTCGATGCCGATCCGCCCCTTCTCGTTCTTCAGCCATTTCGGGACTGGAAGCTGGCCGGTGAGTTCCTTGCTGTCCGGCAGGACGATGATGTCCTCCAGGGGGTGGTCACAGCCGCCCTCCTGCCCTTCCAGGAACAGCAGCAGCTCATGGGATCGCTGGAAGGCGCAGCGCACTGTCCACCAGAGTTCGGCCTTCAGGTTGGCGAACATCTCCTTCGCCTTCCGTCCGTCCGGCCACTCCGCGTCGCTCGGAGGATTGCCGACATTGATCGGGTAGACCTTCAGCCCGTCCGTGTTGGCGTGTTTCAGCGTGCTGGTGACGGTGTTGCCGACACCGATGGGATCGTAGTTCATCACCCCGGCGCCGGCCTGGCGCGTCTCATCAAGTGCGGAGTGTGTCGTCGTTATGTTGTCCGGCGTGTTCCAGGATTTCGGCACCCGGACCACCGGCCCCTTGCGGATCACCAGCACCGTCTTGCCTTTGCCGCCGCCGCCGACGTCCATCCCGGCCACGCCCGGTGCGGTCGGGTACGTCCAGCGCGCCAGCCGGTCGCCCAGCAGCTTCCCGAGTTTGACGGCGGCCTGCACCCACGGGCCGGGGATGCAGACACCCTCTGCCGAGGCGCCGTAATCCAGTTCGTATTCCTGCGCCCAGGTCACCGGGTCGGTGGACGCCTTCTTGCGCGCGATCCACTCCGGCGTCTTGCGGGGATCATCCTCCAGCCGGAAGGTGAAGACCTTTACGCTGTCGTTCTGGCGCTTCCTGTAGAAGAGGTTGCCCATGCCGTTGACGGAGGAGACCCAGCCACGGCAGTCGGCGTTGCCGATGATGGCCGCCTCGACCTTCTCGGCCTGATCGATATGGGCGCCCTCGTCCACGATGTAGATCGAGCTGCGGCCGCCGCGCCCCATGTTCTTGCCGCCCTGCCCGCTGATGACGCTCCCGTTTGCCGGGTTGATGAGGCGCATGTACAAGCTGTGCCGACGCTCATCGAAACCGGGCGGCAACATCCATAGCGGAAGCCGCTTCAGGATGATCCGGGCCTTCTCGAAGATCGAATCCGGGTCGCCGGCCTTGTCGACAGCATCCTCGACACGGCTGCCGAACGTCGCCTTGAAGGCATCATGGAACAGCCAACGATGCACGCAGAACGCAACCGTCAGGTACGACGCCCCTGCGTCGCGGCACTTCTCGACGAGCCACTCATCCCCGTTCTCGACGCACTCCTGGAGCCACCACAGGAACTCGACCTGCTTCGGGAACAGGTCGAACGGCATGAAGGGGGACTTGTCCTTCCCGATCTCACGGGGGTCGTAGGTCCAGCACCAATCGTTGACGAAATCGACGACGTTATGGGCGAGGTGCGCCTTTGTGAGCACCTGAAGCTTCTTGTCCCGTGCCGTCCGCTGGGCAAGCTCTAATCGCCTCAGCATAGAGGCGTGCAAGCTCGGACGGAGGGAGCTTGTCGTAACCGGAGTTTCGGACATCGACGCTCATCTCCGCATCCACCTTCACCGGTGTTCCGTCCGGCGAGCTGAGGCCCTGGTTGTCGGTGGTCTGGCCCAGCGCCAGCCGCCCGATGCGTTGCGCCCGCTCCAGCGTCCCGGCGAGGCTCAGCAGCTCCTTCGGCGCCAGCGGTTGCGCCTCCTTGTTCCCGTCCTTGTTCCCGGCGGCCGGCTTCCGTGACCGCTGGGACCGCTGGATCGTCACCGCGACCTCGGCCTGGAGCGCCTTGGCCAGGGTGAGGCTCGTGGTGTCGAACTTCGCCCGCTCACCGACGATGACGTGGGTGCGGAAGTCCGGGGTCGGCGCAGGCTGCTGCGTGGCTGCCTGTTCACCAGGGGGCGGTTCGGGCACCGCCGGCTGCGGGACCTCTTCATCCGGTTCCGAAACCGGGTCGGTTGGCTCCTGGGCCGGCTCAGCGGGTGCCGCGGGTGCTGGGCGGACCTCGACGCCATGCTCCTTCAGTTCCTCAGCCAATTCCGCGGTGCGCTTGTCCAGGCCCGGCGCCTTGGAAAGCTGGCGCGCCTTCTCGGCGTCCGTCGCTTCCTGCATCCGCTGCTGGTGGAACGCCCGATCCGTCTCCCAACGCTCGCGGTTGATCCAGCGCGACACGGTTTCCCGGGCGACGCCGAACTGCTCCGCGAGCTGGATCGTGGTCGGGTAGACGAGGCCGCCGTCCGGCAGCAGGATGCCCTCGACATAGGCCTTCTTCACCGCGGCCTTCGGTACCTCACGCTTGGCCCGCCCCATGTGACTCACCTGTGACTTGCTGTGATGACTGCGGCGGTCACACGATCACACCGCTTGTGACAGGGCATCACCATCATCGCCCCATAATTCAGTGATATCAGTGTGTTGCGAATTCCGTCACTGCGTGACCATTGTGTGATCCCCGCCCCATCTGCCTTTACCCCGGCGCGGCACCGTGATCCGCCGTGACTCCCTCCAGGAGCCATCCGGCGAATTCCCCGAACCGGAACCATTCGATGGCGTCGCCCCCCACGATGTCCGCGGTGATCGGGCGCTGGACGCCACCGAGACTGAGTTCCTTCGCCACGATCTCAGCAGGATCGACGCCAGCGGAAACCTTCCCGGCGAGCGTCAGCCTCCACAGCACCGTGGCAGGATAACCGGTCGCCGCCTCGCACTTGTCGAAGACGATGAGGGCGCCACCGGGCTTGATCCGTTGCCGCAGTTTCTGGACGAACGCTGCCCGGCGGGACACCGGCAGGAACATCAGCAGGAGGAAGCAGACGCCGAGGTCGAAGGGCTC